CAAAAGCATCTTATTACATCGAGCTGAAAATAATAAAAAAACAAAAGAGTTCATAGATTCATTAAACAAAAAAGCGGATTAAAACCCGCTTTTTTGTCTTTCTATTAATCCATTTCTAGCCGAATATCTAGCATCGAGAGGCAGCCATCAATAAACCCCTCGGCCATCTGTATCTCGATGCGTATCAGTTTCTCATCCTTCTTTCGCGCTTTAGCTATCTTCCGCTTCGAGATACCGTACAGGTAGTGAGCTACAAGAAGTGAATGCTCATATGGCTTTCGGCTTTTCAGCCGTGCTAGGCAACCTTCAATGATAAGCGCATCATCATCTGTACATGACAATCGGGTTTTGCTTGTCTGCGGTAAAAGTCCCTTGAATCCTGCCGCGATCGGGGAGTAATCCACACCTGAATTATCGCTTGATGCCCAACCGCCCCATCGCTCTAACACCATCTGAATATCGCGCATGTTATCTCCACTGTTCATGCAAGCACGCCGATTGCCAGCGCACGATCTATAACCCGAAACACCAGGACCAGCTGGTCACCGTATTTCGCTTCAAATGCCACAGGATCAGCATGCAACTCGTCGTGATGCTCTCTGCACAGAGGAATCACAAACAGGTCGTGTGCTTTTGTACCCATTCCACCCTGCCCGTGGCCAATCAGGTGGTGGGGGTCGTCAGCTTGCTTGTTACAGCAGACGCACGGCTGGGCCTTAACCCATCTCGTGTATTTCTCATTCACCCAGCGGCGACGCCTGGGTTTAAGCATGAAGGATTCCGGTGTCTCCGGGTCTACCTTCATCGCCACTATCTTTTTCGCTTTCTCCTGTACCAGTTGTTGAGCGGGTAATGTCGGAACAATATCGCTTTCACGTGTTACCGACTGATGGGGCTCTTCCTTCATACGAAGAGCTTTATGCGCTACGGCTTCAGGTATCTCGTCAGCCAGGTCGTTCCTTACCATCCACCAGCAAAACTCCGGCAGCGTCAGAATGTGGTCCTCACTGAAACCTAATTGACCGTTTACAACCTTCAGTATCCAGGATACCAGGTTTTCACGGGCTATACCCGCCAGACCTTCAGTGAACTGATCACGAATTTTTAAGTCACAGCCCCAGCACGTGCGGATTGAGCCAGGCGCATGCCGGGTGATGGTGTAGTTGCGATCATGCCACTCGCTGTGTGGGTACTGACATTCCAGTTTTCTTTCGAGCCAGGCATCCAGTGAATTGAGTCCACCAGCACGATGTATGACCTTCTGATTTTCGAAGACATCACGCATTAACGGATCGTTCTGAAGCTCCTGAGCAGTCTCTGGCAGCAGACCAGACGGCAACTCAGCCATTGACTCTGCCTGTGGCTCGATAAGAACACGCCCACGTCTGAACAGATGCATCAGTTCACTGCCTGGGCGAAATATCACTACCCCGGTCATCGGGGCCACTTCAGGTGTCAGTAATGCCCTCACGCTACCTGCCCCTTAGCAATATGCTCTGCCCACAGACCACCAATCCAGCGAACCCCTTTGGCGGTGAAGCGGGACTGATTGAACGCGTAATTTGTCTGGTTTGTCGTACCCGTCTTCACCTCGAAGCGCCCTGCTTCGATATGCTTGCTCTTTGGCGTGAGAACACGGTTAAGCCGGTACATGATGCCGTTCTCAATCAGGAACATCGCAAACTCCGGCTCTTTGGCATTAAGCAGCTTGGCAACCTGTCGGAAAGTCATTGAACCAGTAGCCGTCACATAACGATCAACGAACTCAGCCTTCGGCGCGGCTACTGCCAGTTCTTCGCTCAGGCGCTGTTTCTGTTCTGCCAGATCAGCAGCAAGGCGCAAAGCTTCAGGAAGTGACCGTGGAACAATCAATCCACCGCTGCTCTCCAATTCCTGCCAACGGTCAACAAGTCGGGCGGTAAACTCCGGCGATAACTGGGCAACGATCACATAGCTGTCTCGTTTGTTCACTTCATAGTGATGGTAGGTCTGACCGTTCTGGGGATGGGTGTACTGCAATGCAGCATACCCTCCAATCACACCGGAATTCATGAGGCGCTCAATCGTTACGCAGACATTGCTGTGCCGGGAATCAACCAGTTTCGCAATCTCACGGCTGGACATGGTGATCTGCTGACCTACCGTCGCTGCATGATGGGTCGGACACGTTACGGTTATGCTCATCTGTTGCATGCTCTGTCTCCACTTATCAGGCGGCTGCACCCGCCATTGGTACATGTTTAGTGATCGATATTTCTACTCGCCCACCAGGTACTTTCGGTCCCCACTCCACCAGCATGCGTCGAACCTGACTGTCGTCCTCCCAGATGCCTGCATGTGTAAGCGCGTCAAACAGCGCTTTGTTGTAGTTGTCTATGTCGCGGCGGCGTTCATCAGGTGGATAGAGAACAATCTCTACTGATGCCTGTGATGATGACGGCTTAGGGAGAATGCGGAGTTGCTCCCCGATAGCCACACATGCTGCGCTCTGGTATGCCCTGCCTTTGGCACTGATGAGGTGGCGGCCAGCCAGTGGCCCCTTGTTAGGAGCACGCCAGTAGGTGTTTACGCTCGGAGGAAATGGCAGTACCAGTTTCATCATGATTCCACCCCAAAGCGCCCGTTCATGCGCCCTATTTTTCCTACGAACTCCAGCAGGGTTATCCCCAGTGGCTTTATCTTCTCGTGATGCTTCTTCAGGATCGGCGGGACTGTCTCGTTCCAGTTTGGTTTGGGCTTCACCTTCATTGCTTTCCTAATCTCGTCGCTACAGCGTTTAGCCTGAGCCTGAATAGCGTTCTCGGTTTCCTGGTTCATGCGCCTTCTCCTTTCGCCCAGTCGATGTGCATTATGCTGCCCGGAATCAGATGCAGGTCTGGTTTAACAGACTGGTTTCCCCAGTGATGCCAGCCGGGGGCCGCGCAGCGGCTGAACAACTCAATGCGTGACACATCGCCGTATAATTGCTCCAGACGGTAACGCGCTTCTGCTGGCTTCTGGCTGTGTTCGCCGAGTGGGCTGTAAATAACCTGCTTTACGCTCGCGTCCTGACGCTCAAGACCTTTCCCTCTGGTGGCAATTAGCAGATCCTCGGTATTGGCGCGGGTATGGTTACCACCATTCATTCGGGTCTGAGCGTTCAACAGGTCGAGGAAGTCGTAAAAGTCCTCTACTCCACCAGCCTGAAGCGCTTTGTTGATGTGCTGCTCAGCCAGAGAGTTGAACTTCACCCAGGTGAACCCCTTCATGGTCCGAACCTTAAACCCCCATGCTTCAGCCAGTTCGATCGCCTCACGGGTATGTGTACCGGTGAACCACATGGCCAGAACGGAATCTTCCGCAGCCAGCTCCCAGACGGGCAGACGTTTTATGTCGATGAGTTTCATCGTGCCGTAATGGTTTTCCGCTGCACCATTGCTGATGGTGTTCCCGTATTCCCACGGCGGATCGGCGTAAATCAGTGAATAGCTCATTAACGACCTCCCGAAAATCGACCAGCCAGATAACATCCGTCTTCGGCAATAACTGCTGGCTTAGCCTGGCCCAGACAGCGCTGACGTTCTGCCAGTATTGCTGCTCGCTCTGATTCAATGGCTGATGCGCTGAAAGCCTCCATGTAAATCGTCGCGGCACGGTGAAAGAGACCTTTCGACTCCAGACCTTTCGCCGTTTCCATCAGGGCGCTGACTTCAGGAGTAGGTTCAAACACTTCGAAGTGGCAATCTGCTGGCGGTTCCGCGTAGTAACGGAATTGGCGACCGTCGCGTTTACGCGTTGCCAGCCCAGAACCATACAGGCGGCAAACGGCGAGTTGGAGCCTGTCCTGACTGAACTGAGTCAGACCTTCGATGATGTCTCTGGTCGTGGAGCCGGGGTTCATGGCAATAAACATCTGGACCGTTTTCAGAATGCTCATCGTTACCCCCTGAATCCTTGAGGAATGCGTGTATCGCACTCGTATTTGGATTTAAACATTGGGTCCTCTCGAACCTCATGTTTGCTCGCTGACGCTGATAACTTCAGAGACAACTCATCCCATTTTTCACGCAACTTCGAAGGACTGAGAATGTTTTTGCACCAGAAGGGATCGCGATTTACACGACCGTACAGTTCGCAGATCTGGCGGTGATTGCGATTATCTTGAGTGCACATCAGACGAACCTCGTTAGCCCAGGAAACCCAGTTAGGTTCTTTAGGGCGAACCAGTTCACCGTCAGACTCAGCGGCTTGCTCGTAAAGTCGGATAATCTTTCCCCAGATCCATTCTGCGCAGGTTAAATCTTCCTGAGTTCCCCATTGACGTTTTGCCGCACTGAAAACCACAGCTGTTGGATGACGAGACAGAAAATCATTTGGATTAACCAAAGCGTCCGGTTGCGAAGCTTCCGGACAAGAAGGGGTTTTATTCTCTGTAGTACTCTCTGTAGTACTCTCTGTAGTACTCTCTGTTGTATTCTCTGTAGGATCATCAGTGCATTTTGACCTGATGACATCGGTTCGTTTTGACCTGATGGAGCGTGTCACTTTGGCCTCTTCCATCGTGTCATTTTGACCTGATGGAACAGCGCATTTTGACCTCTTCGATTCGGTCACTTTGACTTCATCTAAAAGCTCGCTTTCATAGTTGATCGTGTAGAAGTTGGTCATGTCGCGTTGGGACTTGTTCAGTTGCTCAATTTTGAGCACACCGAGTGTCTTCAGGCGGGTGAAGGTACGCTTCAGAGTTGACTCAGACCAGAACGGGAACTGCTCCAGCCACTGTTCTGTCGTGTTGTAAATCCAGCGAACACCATCACTTTCCATGCCTGATTTGGTTTCTTGCAGCCAGTAATTAATCTGCTGCAAAGCAATCGCCTCATTCAGGCCAATGCTGTATGCAAGATCAGGATTTATTACTATTGGCCGGGATGTCATTAACAGGCTCATTATGATCCTCTATTTCCCTGAATTTACGCTGAAACTGTTCGAGAGGGCTGAAGCACTCATGCTCGTATCCGTCGCGCAGGTATATAACCCGTTGAGTTTCTGGCTCCCACCGGATAACCCTGACTGGGACGCCGTAGCTGTCCTTAAATCGTCTGTTGAGTGCTCGCATTCGACCTTCTCCGCCTGGCCGTTGAAATCACCTACAACCCAATCGGCAAACTGGTAGCAGACAGGCTCAAAACATCCGGATACCATTACCCCATACACAAACTGCGCCGGACCTTTTCCACCCGGCATAGGTCGAGCAATAAGTTGCGACCTGCGGTACTGTGTTGTTACACTGTTCATGCGTTAGTTTCTCCACTGAATACGACACGCCACGACGCCAGGAGCTGCACACTCGCTGGCGTCACTTCTTTTGACGGCGGCTGAATAAGGCCACAATCGCGCGGATTTCTTCTTCACGCGCTGCCAGATGACGGCGGTGATGTTCCAGAATCTCTTCGGCTTCATGCTTTTCAATCACTCCATCTTCAAGCGCTTTCTGGATAATCTGATCAACCTGCCCTCTTGCAGCTGCTGTACGCATTGCACGGCTGAACAAGTCAACACGGTCCAGATCTTCCAGGCTTGGTACATCCACCAGCAGCGCACCGCGACGCTTAGCAAAGTAGTCGGCAACGAATGACGTGTTGGAAATGTCCTCCATCGCTTCCAGCTCAGTTACTTCAAAGAACCGGCATCCGTTTTTCTCGTACAGGTTGTTGTTGAATTGGGTTTCTGACATGCCCAACGCACCAGCCATAGCCTGACGGCCTCCGGGGTACGCCTTACACATCGCTTTCACTACTTCTTTCAAGGTTTGCTCTACCATCTTGTTTTTCCTTTGGTAGTTATGTTTAAGCTGCTGTGTCTGTAGACTTTTGGTAAAGGCTGGCATCGTATTTAAGCTTGCCTTTAGTGTGATGTAGCCCCCTGAAACACCGGACAGTAGCTGTATC